CAGAAGGCCAGTGACCATCCCCGCCGGGGGCAGCGCCAGCCTCCCACGCCCGGCGGTAGTCGTACTGATGCTCGGGAGCGTCCGGGTTCAGGTCGAGCCCGTGATGCTGGGCCTGATTCCGGTACCACCACTGGAACTCCGTCTCCTTCTTCCGATCGGCGAAGGGGGGCGAGGCCTTCTCGGCCACGGCAGCGGGAGTTTCAGCGATCAGCGTATCGAGGTCGAATGGGGGCATGGGCTCGCCTTGCTGCGAGCTCCGGACCCGGCGTCATGGTAGGAATCAGCGAACGAGGCCCATCTCGGCGAGCTTCGCTTTGATCTGCGTCGGGTCGGTCACGCCCTGAGCCTTGAGCTTGGCGATCGCACTGCGGAGATCCTGCTCGGTAGCGGCCGGCACCGCTCCGCCAGGTCCCGGCCCCTGCACCGCCGCGGCCTGCTCGTTCGAGCGGGGGGCGCCCGCGGGCGGGCCGCCGGGAGCCGCGGGGGCGGCCCGCACGCCATCGACGTTCCAGCCCATCGACGCCGCGAACTGTTTGGCGGTCTTCTCAGTCCTGGCCTTGTACGCCTCCCGCGTCTCGTCGGTGTGCCAATTGGAGGTGTACCGGCTCTTCTCTTGGATCTCCGCGGCGTCCATGAACTGGGCGACGACCGGATCCGTTTCGTCCCAGATGAGCGGCTGACCCGCCCCTTTGAGCACGCTTACCCGGATCGGCGCGTCCTGCCTCCCAGCCTCGTAAACGGTGAGCACGCCCGGGGCGGGCTGCATCACTTTGGCGGGCTTCACCCGCTGGGCAGCCTCCTGCGCGCGCATGTCGTCCACCAGCCGCGACATACTGGCGTCGTACGGGCGGCCCACCATCGAAGAGGGGAGACCGAACTTCGTCGCGATCTCCGGCGACACGCTCAACTGTCCCGACTGATCGAGCCACTTGCCCCACTTCTCCATCAGCCACTCGGGATTCCCGACCTTCTGGTAATTGCCGAGCAGTGATTTCATCGCCCGGTTTCGCGGGGTGTCGTCGGGGATCGATTCCGCGACCGCTCCATCGTGGGTCAGGAGTTGCAGCGTGGCCATGTAGTCGGAGCGTTCCCGCTCGTCGGCCAGCATGGGCATGATCTGGCCAAGGGCTTCGAAGTCCCCAGACCACTCGAGCGAGTCGATCATGTCCCGCCACTTGTCGTCCTCGGGGTTCGAGGGTGGGGCCATCGGGCCGAGCTGTTGCATGGGAGCGGACCCCACCGTGCCGCCCGGCTGTGTCGCCGGTCCCTGCGTCGGGCTGTACGAGGGCCCGGCTTGCACCATCGCACGGTTCGCGGCCGTCTTGTCGAGGATCGACCGTGCCATCGTTGCGTAGACCTTCGACGTGAGCTTCCGTCGCTCTTCCCGCCGCGCGTCCTCGCGCGTGCGCAGGTCAAACTCGCCCTGCCGAAGCGCGAGGTTTGATCGGCTGATGTCCTGGTTCCCCAGGTCGAGGCGGTAGTTGTCCTCGCGCATCCCCTGGTCGAAGACGTCGTTCTCGAGCTGCCGCCCGAACTGGCGCTCGTTCAGGCTGTTGCTCGTCTCCCGCTGCATCTCGTCGGCCGTGAACTGTCGCTCGGCCAACCCCTGCCGCGCCATCGCCTGCATGATGTTGGCGAGCATTCCGAATTGGCTCGTGCCGAGCTGCGCCCCGCCGAGGTAGGACTGCGCGAAGCTGGTGGTGTCGATGCGGCTCATCCGTTCTTCCTCCGGGCGGTCTCGTTCACGATCTCTTTGAGTCGGGTGTCCAGCCGAGTCACCAGCCCCATCGCCGTGGTGAACCCGCCGCGCCAGACGCAGTTGATCTCTTCGTTCGTCGGCGTGGTCTTGGCGAGCCGCGCGTAGACGATGACCTCGTACCGGCGGGCGAGCTCCTCGAGCAGCTCGTCCTCGGTGAAGAACTCCAGAGGTTGGCGGTTGTCGGTGGTCACGCGGGCTCGTAGGTCTTCTCGAAGATGTCGGGCTTGCAGGGGTACAACTCGCCGTTCACGCCCCGGATGATCCAGTCGCCGAGGTTGCACACCATCGTTCCCTCGAGCGTCCGAATCCGCAGCGGCCCGAACTCCTGCTCCCAGTCAACAGGGCCAACAGATCCGACGGACAGTGCGCGATCGGGAACGCTCGCCCAGACGTGTGTCAGCCAAGACGGCCACATTCGCGTGTCTCGCCGCGCCTGCTCCGTCATCTGGAAGGCCTCAACCACCACCGGCTTCTTGCGGAACTTCGCCACGGTCACGCTCCTCGATTGTTCCTGATCGTCCGCACCCACCCCACCGCGTACAACGCGCACAACCCCGCGATCGCGTACTGCTCGTGCGCCAGGGTCGTCCAGAGCCAGAACGGCTGGGCGCACAGCCCCAGCACCCCCGCCCAGAACCGCCCCCGCCGGTCCTTCGACGCCGCGAGCTGCACCGCCGTCACGCCAAAGAGAACGATCGGGATTTGCGCGTACTCGACCATCAGTTCCTCGCCCACACGAGCAGTTCTCGATCGACCGTCGTGCTGTTGTTCTTGCCCCAGATCCGCGCGATCCGACCCGCCACCGTGCCACCGTCCGTCAGGATCGCCGGATCCCCGTTCGCGTCGAACCCCGCCCCCGTCGCCAGCGTCGGGTGCACGAGCGACTGTACCGCGTTCAGGAAGAACGGCGTGTGGCACGACAGGTCCGCGTGGCACGTCCGCCGCCACGTCGTCACCGGCGTCGCGTCCTCGCTCTCGGGCGTGAAATCGTCCGACGCCTTCGGCTTGTCGATCTTCCACGCCAGGTGCGCGTACCCCTCCCCGTCCTTGAGCTGGAACGCGAGGAACTGGAACGTGTCGCCCCGCGTCCAGTCCCAGAGCACCACCGGCCGCTGCGTCCCGCCCTCCCACTTCGGGAGGAGCACGACGTCGTAGAGCCGCCAGTTGTCGCCCGAGAAGGTGACTTCCTTCACCGGCTGTTCGCGCGACACGTACGGCACGAGCTCCGGCCGCCCGGCGTCGATCACGCCGAAGTCCCACCACAGTTTGAACGTCCGTGCCATCGACTACCTCCCGTACATGCTGCGGAAGTTGGGGTCCTGCGCGAGCAGGCCCATCAACCCCAGGTTCATCGCCTGACCGCCCATCGCCCCCAGCGCGTTCCCCCACGTCGACGCCGCGGCCCCGCCGGGGCTCACCCCCGGGTAGTACCGCGTCGTGTCCTGCCCCAACATCGGGTTGAACGTGTTCCCCGTGAGCACCTGCATCCGCGTGTTGAGGGGCGCGCTCGACATCGAGATGTCCCGGTCCTGGAGGCCCAGGTCCAGCGACGTACGCCCGCTCGCGCGAGAGCTGTCCAGGTTCAGCCGGTTCCCCGCCAGCCCGCTCATGAGCTGCGTCTGACTATCGCCGAGCGAGTTCAGGGCGCTCTGCTGGCCCTCGAAGATGTTGCGGGTCGCCCCGCCGATCTGCTCCCCCAGCATCGACGAGTTTGCCAGCCCGCTCCCCGCGAGCCGGCTCTGGATCTGCCGCGCGGCCCCCGTCGACGCCCGCTCGGCGTCCCGGTTGATCTCCGCCGCCCGCCCCTGCCCGTAGTGCTGGGCGTTGTTCTCGATGCGGCGCGCGTCGGTCATCAGCCGCGAGGTGTCGGCGTCGTAGCGCCCCAGGGACTCGGCGCCCTGCCCGCGGAACTGCTCCGCGAACCGCTCCATGTCGGTGATGAAGCCCGGGCCCATCGCGTCGACGGCGCCCTGGTCGAAGATGCCGGTCTGCCCCGGGTCCTCGCCGGCGGCGCGCATGAGGTCGGCCCGCTCCTGCTCGAGGCGTGCCCGCTCCTGGTCCCAATTGGCCTGGTCGTTGACCACCTGCCCGCGGGCGTTCTGCCCCGGCCGCCGCGCGGCGGGCGCTCCGGATCCAGCCGCCGGACCCTGCGCGAGACGGGCGTCGATCTCCTGGAGCCGCGACCGCTGCTGGTCGGTGAAGTTGGCTTGCGAGGCGGGGCGCCCGACGAGGCGGTCCCGGCGCTCCCTGGGGAGGGTGGCGAGGTACTGCCGCGCCTGCTCCGGCCCGAGAGCGAAGATCAGCGCGCGGTACATGCCCTCATCGGTGGAGTTGCCGTAGTCCGCGCGGGCCTCGCGCCCGGCCTGGATCTGAGCCTGCGCCGCATCGCGCGCCCCGCTCGCGGCCTGGGATCCGCCGAAGATGCCGCCGAGAAGACCGCCGACCGCCAAAGCTGGAATCGCGAACTGTCCCATCGCTGTACCTCCCTAACCACCGATCACCAGAGCGCCGGCAACACTGCCGCCGCCCGAGTCCTGATGCTGCAGCGCCCCGATGTCGAGGTACGCCGGATCCGCCGCCGCGCGGCACGACGCGCCTGCGCCGGCCGTGCTGTTGAGCGTGAAATCTCCGCCCGCGGCGTTCGTGAACGGGTCGCCGCTCAACGTCACGTCGTTCGTGCCCGCGGACAGGTTGTTGCGCGCCCCGCTCGTGTTGGAGCGGTAGGCGTTGTTGCTGTTCCGGACCGTGATGGAGTCCGCCCCCGAGGGCATGTTGACGCCGTAGGCGCCGTTGCCCGAAAGGATGTTGTTGATCAGCTCGATCATGCCCACCGCCGACGCGACGTAGAACCCGCTGCCGGTGTTGCCCTGGATCGAGTTGCCCACGATCAGCACGCGGTCGGCCGAGCTGCCTGAGTACTCGATACCGTGCGAGGTGTTGCCCCAGATTCGGCACCCGCGGACGGCGTTCAGCGAGTACACGCCGCGGAGGCCGCACCCGCCGTTCCCGTGGATGTTGCAGGACTCGAACGCCATCTGCGTCTGGTCGTTCGCGCCGTTGAGCCCGTGCGAGACGCAGTTCTTGATCTCGGTGCTGCGGACGACGGACAGGTAGTAGCCGTAGGAGGTGTTGAGGCCGTACTGGAGGCCGTCGATGATGCAGTCGACGATGTAGAGGTAGCTGGCGTTCGCTCCGGTCGGCGCGCCCATCGAGGTCGACGTCTTCGTCCCGCTCGAGGTGGTGCAGGTGAACCCGCGGTAGGTCTGGTAGCTGTGGAACGCGAAGTGGGCGACGTTCGCGGTCGTGTTGATGACCGGCGTCTCGCCGGGGTAGGCCGCGAGCGTCATGCGCGCGGTGCCCGAGGACCCGGCGGCGAAGTCGAGGGTGGAGCTGATGTTGTACGTCCCGCCGCGGAAATACACCAGGTCGCCCGCGACGGCTCCCGCCACCGCTTCGGACGGCGTCCACGGACTCCCGATGGAGCCCGATCCGCCGCCGCCCGCTGCCGGTGCTACGTAGTACGTTGCCATTTCAGCTCACCAGGAATCGGACACACGGCTTGGAGATGACGGGAGCAACACCGGGCGCGTCGAAGAACGCCTTGAGTTGGTACGGAACCAGGTCGACGAACGCGAGCACGTCGTTCCCCTCCAGGCGGGAAACGCCCTCGGCCTCGCGCCCGTCCTCGATCGGCTCGGCGCCGTGGTTGAAGAAGTGGTCTCCGATGCCTCCGTCGTACGCCGCGCGCATGGCGTCGATGTCCGCCTTGAGAGCGCGGATGCGCTCGCAGACGGGACGGACGACTTCGTTGACGAACCTGATGGCTTCCGGATCGTTGATTGGCATCGCTGCTCCTACTTGTAATAAGCCGTGGCGACAACCTCGTTCCCGCCCGGCGCGCCGGTGTCCGCGTCCGCCAGCGCCGTTGTGGCGGCCAGGCACAGGCCCGAGCTGAACGCCAGCCCGAGCCCGCCGAAGTTCTCCGTGATGACCGTCGGTTGCGACGCGCTGGTCGCGCCCGGGATGACGATCGTGTCGATCGGCGTGGTCGACCCGACGGTGGTGCCGGCCGCGTCGGCGTTGTAGAGCTTGCAGTAGCGGGGGCTCGTCGAGAAGTTCGTGAGCCGGAGCTTGTACAGGCACCCGGCGCTTCCCTTGACCTCCTCCTCCGTCTCGTCCAGGTCGAGCGAGCGGAACACCGAGAGCCCGCCCGCGGTGTGGGGTTGGCAGGTGACGATCTGCTTGCGGTCCAGCGTCATCCGCGCCGCGCCCGCGTCGCCCTCGTCGACCGAGTCGGTCGAGCTTTCGTCCGCCTGGAACCCGGCCACCATCACCTTCGACGTGCCGGGGGTGAAGGCCGCGTCATCCGCGAAGACCGGGTCGTCGATGAGCTGGAGCGCCGTGAGGGCGTTGCCGTCGACCTGCACCGCGAACACGCCCGCGTTCGTGACCGCGTGCGAAGGGACCGACGCCAGGCTCACCGGCAGCGTCGCGATCGCGCTCGACCCGTCCGACAGGCGCACGAAGACCGGCGTGCCCACCGGGGCGTCGACCGTCAGAGAGCCGGAGTTGTCGCCCACCTGGATCGGCGTCATCGACGCGATGCCCTGGACGCTGATGACGTCGGCGGAGGCGGTGCCGGCGGTGCCGAGGGCGGGCTGCTTCGCGGCCGTCGCGGCGCCCGACGGAAGGGCGGAGCTCGATACGACCACCGCGCCCGTGTTGCACGCCGTCATCTTGCCGTCGATGCTCGCGGCGCTCGTGGCGATGTTCCCGGTGTCGGCGTCGATCGTGGCGAGCACACCGTTTCCGGTGTCCTGTTTGGCAGCCGTCGCCGCGCCGGTCGGCAGGGCGCAGGAGTCGACGTTGTGGTGGGGGACGTGGACGCCTGCGGTCTCCGTCGTCTTGACGGTCTGCGTCGCGCTCGCCGCATCCAGGATGCTGATGTTGTTTGCCATGTCTTAGAACCCCACCGTCAGGACTTGCCCAGAATTCACCGCGTCATCGAACAGCCACTCGCCCGCTGGCGCCACCGCCGAATCCCATGCCGCCGTCACGGCCTCCGCCGGGTAGAACACCGAAGCTTTGAGGTACAGCACGTCGAGCGGACTGGCGTTCACGATCAGCTTCGCGATGCCGTCCACGTCGGTGTAGACGATCCACGCCTGATCTGCCGCCAGCTCCGAGACGACCTCCCCCTTCGACCAGCTCGTCGACCACGTCCCGCTCGGGCCACCCTCCTCCGTCGTGCTGAGAACGACCAGAAGCGGGAACACGCCATAGCAGGCCTTGAGGACCCGGTTGCTCACCTGGATCGTGAACTCGCGATCTCCCGAACTCGGGAGGTTCATCGCGCCCACAGAGATGCGGGCCTTGAGAGCGGGGAAGCCGGCGGACGACGCGACGTCGCGACGCCACGCCTGCGCCTGCCCCTCGCCGCGGATGGGCTCTCCGGACACCGTCGCCGGGATGGTGTGCTTGAGGGTCACCGCTCCACCACCGATCCCTCTTGGTTGCTCCCGCCAGGAGCCGAGCCAAGGCCGGTCGGGTGCGTGCCGGGACCAGGACCGGGCGGAGCCGTGTCGCCGTCGCCTCCGCCGCCCGAGCCCGACTCGGGGGAGCACGGCGCGGGCGGCGCCTCCGCCTCCGCAACCAACGCCAGGTCCGTCCGCTCGTCGCTGTAGGACTCGCAGTGCACCGCCTCGAGCACGAGAGGCGTCGCCGAGGAGCTGGACAATTCGATCGTGAGGAACGGGGCCCGGACCTTGAACTCGAACACCGTCGGAGCGCCCGGCTCGGCCACCTGCCCACCGATCAGCTCGTAGCGGGAGGTGAGGCCGTACGCCTCCTCCGCCGTCCGGCCGCCGAAGACCTTGACCGTCGCATCCTCCGATTCCCCCCCCAGCGTCACGCACAGCCCGGTGAGGACCGTGTCGTTGTCGGGCTCGAAGGCCTCGTCGTCGCCCTCTCCGAGCACCCCCAGGGTCACCTTGCTCGTGATCGCGTACCCGAGGTCGGTGGTCCCGTTGAACCTGCAAATCTTGCCCGTCGTCGTCCCGAAGATGACTTGGCCCTTCCAGATCCACCCCACCGTCGGATTGCCGACGCTCGCGTGGTAGCTCTCGGGGAAGAACCCTCCGGCGTTGCCGGCATAGCCCAGGCGCTCGTCGAACCAGAAGTGCCGCGAGTCGGACCCGGAGATCCAGATGTGCATCCCCGAGCGGGAGGCGTCCCGGACGATCGAGACGCGGTAGCTGTCGCGGCGGGCGCGGGGGAAGGTGATGCCCGAGCGCAGCACGCCCTGAGAGATCGGAACGGGCGAGCGGCCGAGCTGCACCGCGTACAGCCCCTCCGGGCAGTGGACGACGTTCACGCCCTCCTCGGCGGTCGCGATGGCCTTGGGCCCCGAGACACCCGAGAACAGGCTCATCGGCATGAGCTGCGCCGCGCCCTCCGCCGGATCCCCGACCAGTGTGTACGCCGAGTTTTGGCACCCGATGAACAGGACGTTGTCGTTGAGCACCGAGAGCGCGATGATGCTGTCGGCGATGTGCAGGGTCGAGCGTTCGGCGCCGGTCCCGAAGACGATCGCGTGCCCGGGCGTGAGCTCCCCGGTGTCGAAGTTGAGCCCCTCGCCGATGGCCGAGCGGTAGACCGCGTTCGCGGTCGAGTTGACCCCCGACAGGCACAGCCCCGCTCGGTAGACGCACGCGATCTTGGCGTCGGTCGTCCCGTCGTTGCCCTGGCCTGGAAGGGATCCCGCTGTGGGAACGAACGGGATGACCACCCGCTCGACGGGCTTCCAGATCCATCCGCGGCCGCCCCCCACGAGGTAGAGCCAGCCGTTGAGCACGGCCCCCGACACCTGGTCGGAGATCCCGAAGAGCCGAGATGCCACCAGCTCCAGGGTCGTCCCGTTGTAGGAGGCGTGCAGCTCGCCGCCGCCCACCGCCCAGGGGATCTCGGACACGCTTCCCTGCCGCGGGGTGAGCTCGGTGTACGTCGCGAACGAAACCGTTCCGCCATCCTCGTCGCAGATGAAGCCCCACGACTTGTAGTTCTCGTACGCCGTGATGGCCGTCTCGATCGAGACCGCGGCGCCGCTCGTGCGCAGCACCGTGCACCGGATCTTGTCGCCCAGAAGCCGCACGGTCAGCGTGAAGGGCTCCGTCGATCCGATGCCGTGGGCGGCGGAATCCAGGGCGGACCCCTCGTCGTTGAAGTCGACCTTCCGAATGACGACGTCGGTCCCCTCGATGCCTACCTCGTGCCCGCTGCGTCCGTCGCCCGAGCCGATCCAGAACTTGATGTTCTTGCTGGCGAGGTTGACCTGGAACGACACCTCGGCCGTCGCCGGCAGCGCGATCGGCGTCCCCGAGGAGTCTTTCGCCTCCCAATAGTCGCGCGTCGTCCCCGAGTGGGTGAGAACGCCAGAAGTTGAGTCGCGTGCCCAGGACATGAATGCCGCCCCGCCGCCTTCCGGCCGCGGGGTGCGGGTCTACTTGGGTTCGGGGGTGGAGAACAGGAACCAGAAGGGGAGGGACGGGGGCGGATCCGGCGAAACCTCCACCTGGAACGTGCTCGTGTAGAAGTAGCTGTCTCCGAACGCGGTCGCCTCGATCGTGGCGGTGACCCACGTCTCTCCGGCGTCGCCGGCGATGACGTAGGTGGAGAGCCCGTCGTTGGAGATTTCGAGGGTGGCGACGTTGTCGTCGACGACGTCCCAGCGCACGACTCGGGTGATCTCGATGTCGGGCGGACACTGGATCTCGATGAGCTGCTTCTGGGCCGTGGTGAGGCGGGTCTCCTGGGGGAGGGCGGACACCCCGAGCAGGGTCGTCACACACGCCAGAGCCGCCGCGAACAGAGTCTTCATGCGAACCTCCTGAAAAGGGCGCGACACGCGCCGCTTGGTTTACTCCGCCTCTGCCTTGTGGCACCGGCACTTGTCGAGGCAACGCTCGAGGCTCAGGACGAGTTCTTTGGCGTTGACCACGAGGGCCGCGTTGTTCTCGCTGGTCACCCTGGCGTCCTTGATGAGCGGCGCCACCGCGGCGAGCATCCACCGGATCAGAACGCACACCACGAACAGGGAGGCCAAGCCCAGACCGGCCATGCCAGCCGCATCGAGAAAGCCAGTCGCCGCCTTTGCACCCTGCATCAACGCAACCATCGCGGGCACCTCCTACGGGACGTCGAACCGGAACGGAGCCAAGGCCACCAGCACTTGACCGCGGCTGTTCACCGCGACGTCCTGGCAGCCGAGAATGAACGTGTTGTCGATGTACCCGTTGAAGTTGACCGCGTCCGTCAGGTCGAACTGCCGGCGCACCTCGCCGCTGTCGCGGTCCAACTCCACCACCTCCGCCGGCCCGACGAGCCCCGTGCCCGGCCAGTCCGATCGGTTCTTGCCCACCACCCAATTCCCGTTGGCGTGGTTGACGTCGACCGCGTTCTGGTTGACCAGGCCCTTGAGGTCCTTTTCCCACATCACGGCGCCGTCCGAGCCGCGCAGGCAGTGCACGTTGGGCTTGGCGATCGAGTCGGAGGTCCGGCGGCCGGCGAAGATGACCCGGTCGAAGCCGCTGTCGTACCGCACCGCGTAGCTCGAGGGCGCCCACGCCGCGTTGCCCGGCTCGCGCGTCCCCAGCACGAGCGGCGGGATGTCGTTGTAGACGGTCCCGCCCATGCCGCCCCAGGTGTACGCCCGCCGGTGCGACGCGTAGTCCGTCTCCCATCCCGGGTTCGCGAACCCGTAGGTGCTCGGCAGCGTCGCCGGGTCCAGGTAGGCCACGGGCGCCGTCGCGTACCCCGCCGTCAGGACCGCCCGGCACGCCGCGATGTAGGGCCCCACGCCGTCGGGCCGCTGCGGGGGCGAGTTGGTGATCGGGTCGTAGCCGAAGCCCTGGTTCGTGCGTCCGATGAAGACGTCGCCGGTGACCGGGTCGACGTCGAAATCGTAAATAAGACAGCCGCGAGGGCGCGCCTTGCTCCACTCCGAAGGACGGAAATACCGGTGGTCCTCATATGCGCCGTCTCCGCTCTCGGTTCCCTGCGGCATCGCGACGCGCGTCAGCACGTCCTGACCCTGGGCCTTGGGCGTCTTGAGGCTCGCGTCCGCGTAGCCGATCTGCCAGAGCTCGATGCCCGAGCGAACGAACTCGCCGAACGCTTCCTTGTCCGAACCGCTCGTGTCGTTCACCACCGGCCCGCCGACCCAGGCCGTTCCGATCATGCCGGCGAGCAGGTAGTCCCGCCCGTTCATGGTCACGCACCGGACCGCCTGGTATTCCTGCACCCAGCCGCCGTCCTGCCGGCGCAGGTAGGTGAGCGTGTCCTTGGTGAAGATGTAGAGAAGGCCGTTGACCGCCACGAACACGTACGGCCCGAAGCAGGTGATGGCGTTCGGGAACAGGTCCTCGGGGCTCGCGTCGAGCACCACGCCCGCGCCGCTGTTCTGCCCGTCCTGGATGTACCCCGTGTGGGTGATGGCCCGCGTGGGCACCGAGATCCGGTGGATGGCCGCGACGTACTTGTCGGCCGTGCCGCTCTTGGTCGTGTCCTTGAAGATCGTGAGGTAGAACCCCACGTCGTCGTTGTCCGGATCCCAGCACGCGTTGAACCCGCCCGCACCACCGTAGTTGGTCGGCGGGTCGGACTTGAGCGTCCACGTCCCGGTGTTCACGCCGACGTCGGAGTCGAAGGTCGCGAGGACGGACCAGTCGGCGTCGAGCAGGAGGCAGTGGGTCTGCATCCGATCGGCGTTGCGGTTCTGGCCGCCATCGAGGGCGTGGCTCTCGCCCCGGTCGTAGTCGGTGATGCCGCTCGCCTTGGGGATGACCCCGCCGTCCTGGATGGCTCCTGGAAGCACGCTCCCGAACACCTGCTCGATGCCCGGGCGCGTGGTGAGCCGGCGGCGCCCGGTCTCGTCCTGGTCGGGCCGCATGTTGTTCAGGTTGGGCGGCGGACAGGCGTCGCCCGGCTGCTCGATGAACGGCTGGGCGTCGGTCACTCCGCGGGTGGGTGCTTGGAGAGGCCGGCGCATGGGTGGTCCTGATTTCCCACGAGGGGAACGCCTTACGTGGGGTTGCGGAGCGTCGGGTCGTACGCGGTGAGGTGCTCGAGCTCGACGATGATCGCGCCCGCGAGGTCGAGGCGGAGAGCCGTGCCGACGGCCTCGTGGGGGTTGATCGTGAACTGCATCGTCGTGAGCGGGCGCAGCGCGTTCCGCTGGGCCGCGGTCATCGCGCCGGTGATGTCGAAGCGGTACCACACGAAGCCCTCTTCGGAGGCCTCGGCGTAGTCGGTCGCGCCGACGGTCTGCTCGATGGCGGCCCCGAGCGTGCCGAGGGCGGTCCCGTCCGTGTTGTGCCACAGGGGCGTGACCTGCATCTTGAGGTCGGCGTTCGCGGTGGCCGAGCCGGTGGTGTCGGTCAACCGGATCTTGAGCCAGAGCTCGATGTTGCACACCTGCTTGGCGAGCTCGCCCGTCGGCGTGGTGGTCGTCTCGGAGAACGACGAGGGCCGGAACTCCAGGGGGAGCGTCCAGTCAAGGGCGATCGTGTCGCCGTTGTCGGCGGTCGCGTTCCACGAGATGACGTTCATCGCGGTCGCGGCGAGCGTGCGCCCGACGATGCCGGACCCAGAGGCGGGGATGGTCGTGCCGGCGCCGAGGGTGAAGTCGCCGAGGGCGATCGGGTGACTCCGCACGATGCCCGGGCTCGTGTTCTGGGGAATCCTGCGGATCTCGCTCTCGACGTTCAGGGCGTTCATCGTCGTCTCCTAGAGAATCTGGGCGCCGGTCTGCGCGTTGATCAGGGCGGTGCGGGGCTGGGTGAGGTTCGCGTACCCGGGCTCGGAATAGCCCTGCGAGCCGAGCGACTTGGGCCGCATCTCGCGGTCGAGCGCCATGCTGGTCTGCATCGCCTCGCGCCTCAGGCTCTCGGCCGACAGGCGGATCGGGTCGCTCGGTTGCTTGCTGACCTGGACGTACGCGCACACCATGCACTCGAGCACGGCCAGGTCGTGAATCTCGGGCCACATGCCGCGGTCGGTGAGGTTCGCGAAGGGCACCGGCGACATCCGGGCGCGCCACCGCATGAGGTACGCCTGGTCGGGCCGCGGGAAGACCACCAGCGAGTAGCGCATCCGCTGCGCCGACGACAGCCGCGCCACGGGCTCCATCGCGCACAGCTCGGGGCGGCCGGTCTTCTCCGGGCAGGCGTCGAGCATCTTGCGGACGGTGTCGCGGTCGGTGCCGTACACCTCGCCGGCGCCGCCGCCGGTCGTCGGGTGCCGCCACGCCACCTTGCCCTTGGGGGCGCTCGCAACCTCGGGGTCGAGCAGGTAGTGGCCCGCGTCTCCGTCGATGTTCCGCGGGCCCGCGCCGGTCGGGTCGAGCGTGAGCGTCTGGTCCATTTCCAGCCAGGACCACCGCATCGGTCCGCCCGAGGGGCTGATCTGCCCGCGTTCGAAGTACTTGGCCCCGTCACGGACGGCCTGCTCGAGCTTGGCGAGGAGGTTGGCGTCGGTCGGGATCTGTGCCGAGTTGTTCGGGACCGCGCCAAAGCGAGCGATGCCCACGCGCTCGGCCGTGCGCCTCAGGTAGTCCTCGTAGGTGAATCCGGTCTCTGACAAATTCGCCGGCGGGCGGGGTCCGGAGCACGCCTTGAGGTTCTTTCATGAACACCAGGAACGCTCGCGCACCCGCCGGCAATTGGATGTATCGAGCCGCCGTTCGTCCGCTTCCGCGGCGCTCCCGGCGGGGTGGTTGGCTTAGACGATGCCGCCGCCGATGCTGTCGCCGAACATGACCTTGATGAGCCCGGTGCCGGACGCCAGCGCCTCCATGGCGACGGCGCACGGCTTCACTTCGTTGATGGTGCCGGACACCCGCGCCTTCATGTGCGCGACGGTGGTGCCGGCGCTGACCTCGAGGTGGAAGAGGTTGCCGGTGTAGGGGGAGAGCAGGGCGCCGACCGTGATCGCGTTCGTGGTGGCGTTGCCGCGCGCCATGACAATGCCGTTCGGGGTCACGCTGATGGGCCCGCCGCGCTTCGAGCCGTCGGGCACGGCCGTCACGACGAAGAGCTGCCCGACCTGGGCGGCCGTGGGCTTGGCGACCGCGCGCCCGAGCCCGTAGCCGTCGTGGTCGTAGATGTCGAGCTGCACGATGTCGCCGACCTTGAGGTCGGCGCTGATCGTGTTGCGCGATCCGGCGGTGGCGTTGATGTCCTTGCCGGTGTAGTACGCGTCGCGCGGGGTCTGGAGTCCGCCCTTGGGATTCTGGTTCATGACCTTCTCGCTTCATCGCCGCGCCGTGCGCGGGTGGTTCAGGTGCTTTGGTTCAGGGGGTTGGGGGGGGGTTGGCCTAGAACGCGCCGTGGAGGCAGCCGATGCAGTTGCGGGGCACCTCACACCAAATCTGCCCGATGAAGTCCGTCGGGGTGTAGAACGAGGTGTGCGAGTCGGTGAACTTCTCGGGCTTGTTCTCGTTATCCCACCGGCCCGCGGCCTTGCGGAGCTTGAGCTCGCTGCGGTCGACGAAGACGATCGGCTTCCACGAGTAGTCGTTCAGCTTGGGGACGCCGATGATCCGGCCTCCGTTGGCCGTCGCCTTGCGGATGGGGAAGAAGTCGCCCTTGCCGCCCGAGCCGCGGTCGTCGTTGCCCTTGTTGATGAGCTTGAGGTAGTCGAGGTGCATCGCCTGGGGCCAGAACTGCACCTGCTCGCCCACCTCGAAACGGCCCTGGAGGTCCGACAGCGGATCCCACATGAGCGCGTCCATCATCTCCATGATGAGATTGAGGAGCGTCTCGTCGACGGTGTTGTTGTGCGTCGCCACCGCGGAGCGGAAGCGGTCGTTTGACGCGGAGGTGCAGTCGACGCCGGCGAGCGTGCCGGTGGTCGTGCCGTCGCCCCAGGTCTGGTACGTGGCGTTGAACTGCACGGTCGACTGCGCGACGAACACGCCCGAGGAGTTCATCGAGCGGCGGGCCCAGGTCAGGAGCCCGTGCATGTTGTCGATGTCGCTGGCGTTCTGGGGGATACCGAACACCTGGGCCTCGAGCCAGTTGTTGATACCCTCGCGCTGCATCGAGTGGCGCGCCTTGATGAGCTGGTAGATCCGCTCGGAGTTGCCCTTGTTGGCCTCCAGCTCGAGCAGGTCCCACACCATGTTCTTGTCGACGTTGATGCAGTGGCGGATCGACGCCTCCCGCATCCCCTCGGTGTAGTGGGCCGGCGTCGCCTTGTACGGGCGGTTCGGCTCGGGGCCCATCGCGGCGGACTGGCGCCAGCGCCAGCCTTCGCGGTAGTCCTGGCCGACGGAGACGGTCTCTCCGCGGTTGGCGATCTCGCGGACCCCCACGTACCGGCTGAGGGCCTGAGTATCCGCGAAGTCCTTGCGGACCTTGGGGAGCACCGACTTGTTGAGGTCTGCGATTACGGCGGGGTCGAGTCCGGACATGGGGGGTCTCGCTTACGCGGAGACTCCGATCTCTAGGTTCCAGCGCGCTTCTTCATGATGTCGCCGATGTCGGCAACCGCGGAGGCGCGCACACGTTCGCTTTCGGCACGGGCCTGCTCGTCGCGCTGTGCGGGCGTGAGCTCGGCCGGGTTCTTGGGTGGGTTGGGCGCGAACCGCCCGGAGGTGTCTCGGGCCGGAGTCGGCGCGGCGGGGGCCGGCGCCGCGGGGTCGGCGACCTTGATCCCCTGGAGCTTGGCGTACTCGCGCACCGCGCGCTGCAGGATGACGGGCCCGGTGAACTTGGAGATGTCCTTCGTCGGGTCCTTGGCCTTGGCGCTGGTCACCGCCTGGAGAAACTTCACGCCGATGTCGTGCACGATCTTGCGGGCCTTGAGCTGGGCCTCGTTCCGGTTGTCGCCGTGGCCGAGGATGGCGCGGAGCTGGGAGTCGGTTCCAACCGCATCGTCGAGGATGCTGTGCACCTTGCGGAAATAGTCCTCGGCCGCGGCCGCCTCGCGCTGGGCCTGGAGCTCTTCGGCGACAAGTTTCTTGACGTCGGCCGGGTCGGTCCCCTTGGGGATCCGCGCGGCGAGCGCTTCGAAGCCGTCGGCGATCGCTTCGTAGCCGTCCTCGCGCATCCGCTTGGCGTAGTCGGCCAGGTCGCCCTTGGTCGCGTTCGCGGGGGGCGGCGGGGGAGCGTCGGCGGGGGCGGGCGTTTCGGTCGCCTTGGGGGCGGCGGGAGCGGGCGCGGGCGCGGAAGCCGCCGGGGTCGGCGGGCTCAGGTGCGCCAGGAGGATCGACGTCAGTTCGGCGTCGGGGTCGTTCGCGGCGGGGGGCGCGGGGGCCGGCGCCGGCGTGGCAGGCGTTCCAGCGGCGGGGGCGGGGGCGGCGGCGGGCGTCGCGGGGGCGGCCGCGTTCGTGTCCGGAGCGGCGTGCGTCTCGAGGATCTGCCCGAGCTCATCGGCCACCGTCGGAGCGGCGCCTGCGGCGTTGTCGATCGTCTGGGTTTCGGACATCGGCGGACCCCTGTGCGCGTCGTGCTCTGCCCCGAGAAATCACATCCGGGGAACTTCATGCCGACGGCCCAGGAGTCGCTATCACCCGACCGGGGTATTTTGCGCGGCGTCCTTTCGACGCTCCGCGAACACCTGGTCGGGGTCTTTCCCTCGGCGTTTGATGGCCTTCTTCGTGTTCTCCTCCCGCTCCGCGAACCACTTCTTCGCGTCCTGGGTGGTTCTGAACCGGACCTTCCCGTCGTCCCCGACGAGATGCCCGCTCTTGGGCATGAGCCGGCGGAGGCGCTTGACGTGGCGGCGGGAGACGGACTCGGTGATGCTGAACTCCTCGCGTCCGGCGGGGGTGTTGTCGCCGGCGGAGACGCGGATCCGCCCGAAGTCGATCGAGGTTGCGGCGCCGCACTTGGGGCAGCGGATGGCGAGGCGGTCGGCAACGCGGGCGAAGACGTCGGCGCTTTGGCCGCACGTCTTCCGGGTGCACGTCACGGGGTAGATGGGCATAAGCGGCCCGGCACGCTTCCGCACGCCGGGGCGGCGGTCAGGTCTTGGTGATCGGCGTGAAGTCGACGTAGAACTGGTCGCCGGGGTTGAGCTTGCCGGCGAGGTTCTTGTTGTTGATCTGGAAGGTCGCCTCGGCGTTCGGCGTCGCCTCGGCGTAGGAGTTGTCCTCCTTGTTGTCGCTGTAGCGGGCCGAGAACTTGACGCTCTCTCCGCCATACTCCTGGCGGGTGACGCTGGTGACGGTCATCTTCGCTCTCATCGGTACGCTCATGCTCGGACTCCTTGTGTACTCCATGGTCGACGCGACGCTGGAAAAAGAGCACCCCGGCCGGGTGGACCGGGGTGATCGTGGCGGCGGGTGGCAGGAGGCAAGGTGGGAAAAGTCCCGCCGCCGGTGGTGGTCTTACTTGTCGGTGGCGGGATCGAACTCGTAGATCGACTCGATCGTGCCGTCCTCGTTCACGGTGACCTTGAACTGACTGACGATCTCGACGATCGTTCCGTCGGGCTTGATGACCTGACTGACGTTCGTGATGATCGTCTCGCCGGGGGCGTTGGCGAAGACGGTGGCCGCCTTGCCGTCCGCCTCGGGCTCCACGGTCACGATGTTGTTGTCGTATCCCTCCCAGGTCGGAACGCCGCTGACCTCGAGGAGTTCGCCGGCGGGCGCGCCGCGCCGGCGGTGCTTGATCTGGACGCGCTGCTTCTGGACCGTGGTGATTGAGGTTTCCTGCATCGGAGTCTTCTTCCTTTCTGCTGGCGAGAACACGAACGTCGACACGACGTCAATGCACCTCGCCCGTTGGGGCTTTCGTTTGGTCCACCACCTGAACATGCTGATCTCCTGCCAGGGAGAAACGGGGAAGGAACGAACTACTCGTTACACGCGATGGCCGCGTTCGACAGCATCATCGCGTCATGCAGCGAGTTGAAGGCCCGCGTCTGCTCGGGACTCGGCGGGGTGCGGTCGCGGATGAACTTCGCCGTCTCGAGCACCTTGGCCCGGATCTCGGCGTAGCGGTTGGTCTGAGTGCCCTTGGGCGGGTGGTAGGCGTAACGGCGTTCGAGCGCGGCGTCGGAGTTGGTGTCGCGCCGTGGGGCATTGACGCCCGGCGGACGCGACACCGGCACGGCGGCGCCGTCTGCCGCGAGGGTGATGCGGCAACGGTCGAGGTGTCCAGCGTCGGCGGACAGAGCGCCCGGATCACCGATCAGCATGGCGAGGGCGGCCTCGATGCGGTCGAGCCGATCAGGCGCGGCGTCCGCAGGCTTGGGGCTGGCGGGAGTCGAAAGACCGCGAACGGCTTCCTCGAGACCGTCAACCTTCTTGCGGTACGCACCGAAGGCGATATCGATGTTCCTCTCGAGATCATCGAGTCGCTGAGCCAGCTTCGCGATCGTCGCGAGCACGTCCCCGAGGTCGACGTCGGCAACCTCCTTCACGACCGCCACCGCGTTCTGTGCGGACACGCCGGGCGTTCCCGTCGGCTTGATCTCACCGCCGGTGATCACCACTTCCTTGGTTTCCGTCTTGGACATGTCGAGCCTCCTGCAAAGAGCCACCTACGCCGGCACGCGCCGGCTGTAGTCGCTCTGGACCTGCGCACCTGCCACCTGCCCCGGCGTACCACCACCGGAGCCCCCGCTCTTCCCGAGCTGCTGAATCCCACGCGGACCCATCCCACCGCCCATCACGTCGGGCGCGAGCGACTTCATGATCTGCTCCGCCATCAGGATGTCCTGCGTCGGAAAAATCTGCCCGATCTCCGGCTGCTCGTACGTCTTCTGCATCAGCCTCATCGCGGCCGAGACGTTGCCCCCCGCCATCGCGACGAACTGGATCCACGGCGGCGCCGCCACCATGAACTCGGCCATGCCCCGCTGCTTCTGCCGCGGGTCCATCGACTGAACCGTCGTGACCTGCACGCTGTAGTCGAACTGGTCGAATGCCGCCTCGCGCCGCGCGGGGTCGTAGAGCAGCTCCACCGGGATCGACCGCCCGCCCACCGTGTACGTCCGCTGGAGGATCCGCTTGCGGTCGTCGCCCTCGTCGAGCGCCATTCCGATCCGGCGGGCCACGAAGTTGAGCGCCGTGTCACGCTTCGCGCGGATCGACCCGAGCACGCGGTCGGCGCGCCCCGCCATCAGGCTCGCGCCCGTCGCGGTCTTCGAGGAATCGACGCGCCCGCTCGCCTGCTGGGGGTTGATCGTGCTCTGCTCGGCCTCCGCCGTGAGCCACTGGTACCCGGGCACCATCTCGCCCATCAGCCCGCCGACGGTCAGGTCCTTGAAGACGTCCGGGTTGTCGCTCTGCACCCACTCGTCCTCGCGACCGTCGCGGATCTCGATCGCGGTGTCCTCCTGGTCGGGGTTGTAGAGGTAGCGCCGGCCCGTCTTGAGGATCTGGCGCACCATCTTCCCCGCGGCCTGCGCGCACGCCAGGTGCATGTCCATCAGGTCCTGCGCGGGGCTCTTGGGCGCGACGACGTCGTTCACGCTGCGGAGGGTGAGCCATTCGTACCGGCCCTTGTCCGCGCCGGTCCACTCCTGCGGCTCGCAGAGCCAGAACTCCGGGCCGCCCCACGGGGGGAGGGTCGCCTTGTACGCCTTCTGCCCCGAGTAGAGGATCACGTCGACCAGGAGAACGTGGTCGAAGAGCCAGTCGTCGATGTGGCCGGTGGTGTCCTTCCACGCCGGGTCGTCGACCATGCGGGAGGCCGCGTCGTACGCGCACGGGAGTTGCTGCACGAGGTCGGCGTCGAGCCCAAGGTCGATCGCCCGTTGCCGCTCGCAGACGTAGATGTGCCCGGCGAACTGCCCGCGGGTCTGGTCGCTTCCCGCCGTCGGGTCTTTGATGACGCAGGACGGGGGGATGCGCGTGACGAAGGGGGTGTTGGGCTCGATCCGGTCGGAGAGCGCCCCGGACACCTGCAGCATGTCCGAGCCGGCGTTCAGCCCGACGAGGTAGCACCCCTGGCCGGAGAGCACAGCGTCCTGCACGACGGCCTCGTCGACCTCGGCGACGCCGGCGGTGCGGAGCACCTGGTTGATGCGGAGCTGGCGGAGGAGCGCCCAGTTCTTGAGCTGGGCCCGCTGGGGGGTGAGGGTGGTGTCGAAGGACGTGCCGGTGAGGTTCGGGAGGTAGGCCTCCAGCATCTCCGACATGCGGTTGACGGGGGAGCAGAAGGGGACGGCGGCGCCCTTGGCGACGGGGTCCCAGCGTGTCAGGGGGTCATGGGCGGAGCCGTGCCAGGGCCCGGCGAACTGGGCGCGAGCGGTGTAGTAGACGGATCGGTGTGCTTGGAGGTGGTTGTACGCCCGCTTGAGGACGTCGAGGACGCGGCGGGGCGTGATGGGGTCGGGTGGCTGATAGGGCACGGCATCGCTCCGCCGTGCTCCGGACCCGAGGCAAGATTAGGCGTTCGGCTTGCGGAACCTCCGCCCCTTCCCTTCCAGAAACCGGCGAAGCTCCCGAAGGGTCGTTAAGCCGACATTCTTCACGCACAGAATCTCGTCCTCGGTCTTCCTCGCAAGGGCTTCCGAGTCGTCGATTTTGAGGATCGACAGCGCCTTCCTGGCTCTAAGGGACAACATCCGAAACTCAGAAAGCTCGGTCGCGGGTACTTCTAGAAAGTACGTGCACCACTCTGGCGCATTGATCTCGTGAATCCAGAGCATGCCGCCGACATCGCACTCTCGTCGTCGGTAGATCACTCCGGCAGCTCCATCCCCGTCGCCCGGGCTTGCTGAACGTAGCGGTCGGCCGCGGGGTCGGCATGGACCTTCTCGACGCACGACGAACAGACATGCTTCTCGTCGAGCTGGGGAGCGAGAGGGTCGGTCCAACTGCACGTCCGCGCGAGCAGCTTGGCGTCGTCCTCATGCTTCCGGAGAGGCACCACGCCGAACTGTGTATTCCCACAGAGGCAGCACTTCGGGGGTGCGAACGACGGATCCTCCATCGCCCGCCGCACGCTGGGCGGATTGGCCGGCATCGGGCCCTTCTGGATCGCGATCCCTGCGACTAGGTCCAACATGGCGTTTTCCTCGTGGTGTCGCGAAGATTAGCCGCGCATCTTCGCCAGCACCTTCCGCCGCTCCCCCTGGCTCGTGTCCATGATCCGCCACAGCCCCACCAGCCCCCGCACATGGTCCGTGTGACCCGCCCGCGCCGCCGGATCCCCCACCGTCGCCGCGTGCTCCACGCCACCCCGGTCGTTCCACACGTACGCCCGCGCATCGCGCGCCACCTCCGCCACGGGCACCACGAACGTCCCGTTCGCCAGCACCTCCCGCACCTCCATGCACGCCGTCCCCAGCTCCTCCGGCTGCGGATCCCACCCGACCTCCGTCCCCCCGATCGGGATCCACTTCCGCGAGTGCTTGAGCCTGCGGAGCGCCCCGTCCAACCCCGCCGACGGCCCAAACCGCATCCACCCCACCGTTGCCCGCTTCTCCCGCCCGTACCAGAGCCCCAGGAGCGCCACGGCCTCCGCCACCTCCTCCACCGTCGCCACCTTTTCCCAGACCGCCACCAGCTCTCGCCCGTCGATGTCCCCGACGTGGATGAGCGAAGGCGACGCGCCGGCGCCGACCTGGGCGAACATGACCCGCCGGCGGTCCTGCCTCGGCTTGCCGTCGTAGAGCTCGTGCCAGATGCGGAGGGGGGGCACGCCCTTGCGGGGCTCGCGGAACACCACCTTGCCCCAGGCGCCCTTGCCGATGTCGCTGACCCGCTTGACCGGGTCTTCGACGCCGAAGTCCAGGACGCCGACCTCCTCGGGTGGGTGCGACTCGGCGCGCTGGACGACGTGACGCAGGTCCTCGGGCCGGAAGACGATGGCGGTGGGTTGGTGCAGGTGCATGGCGAGGTACCTCAGCGCGTCGGGCGCGTGGTCGTTTTCCTTGATCGGCTTGTCCTTGGTGCTGTTGGGATCCCACCGGTACGCCTCCATCTCCATCGAGAAGTTCTCGCAGCTCGGATCGGCGGTGAGCCGGGGGCGTCCGTCGCCGGCGACGTCGAGGTAGGGGTGAACGGCGTTGATGCCATCGAGTACCGCGTTGTCCCCGTCGATGACGCTGAAACCCTCCTTGCGCAGAGCACCCTTGAGCTTGGCCGCCGAGGGGTCGATGACGATGCCCTCGAGCGGGGCGGGCGCCTGTGCCTCCATGAGCTTCACCTGGTTCACCTGCTCGGGCTCGTTCACCTCGGTCTTGTAGAACTCGCGGATGATGTGGAGCCGGCCGTCCGAGTCCTCCCCCACGAGCAGGAAGCAGCACGGGTTGTGGTACCCGTCGTCGATCGCGAGCCATGTCCGGATGAACCCGCCCTCGCGCACGGCGACGTGGATGTCGCGGTTCCAGCGGTCATAGACCGCGCCCTCGTTTCCGACCCACCGACCCAGCACCATGCGCTGATAGAGCACGCCCTTGTAGACCTGGAGGCGGGCGATGTAGTCCGGAGGAAGGTGGGGGTTCTCGAGCGTGTTGGTCTGGATCAGGTGCACCCGCCGCCCACCGATCTCGATCGGCTTGGTTCCGGCCCTGATGCCGAACCGTCCCGCAAGGTGGTGAGACGGGGCGCCCGGGTTGCACACGCCGTAAATCTGCCGCGTCAGGGTCGGGTGCTTCACGCGGATGCGGCCGGTGAGCTTGAGCCACGCTCGCTCCGGGATCTCCTCGCATTCGTCGATCGCCGCGCCGGTCAGGTTGAGCGAGCCGATGCGCTTGAAGTCCTTGTCGCGGTGCATGTCCAGGCCGAAGAGGAGGATAGTGCCGCCCTCGCCGAGCTGGATCTCCTTTTTCTGGACGCGGTGGATGTACGTGCCCGGCTGGAGAACCGGAGGGGTTTCGCCGTCGCCCTCGATGAGGGTCTTGAGCGTGGTCTTCTCGAGGTCCACGCTGTAGGCACGGATCAGGGCCTCACGCGCCCCGGGCTGACTGGCTCGGAGGAAGAGCTTGAGGCAGAGCGCCAGAGACTTGCCGGCACCGAACGCGCCGGAGTACAGCACCTCCGGAGCATCGGAGCGGATGAACTCGGTCTGCTTCGGGAGGGTGTTGAACGTCGCTGTTGGCGGGGCCTCGAGGGTCTCCACGAAACCCCCCGTCTATCCGAAGTTGATGACGACCTTGGCGCCCTTCATCGATCCTTCGACCGCCACCGGCTGCTCGGGGAGCTTGTCGGTGTACGCCAGCGTTCCGAGCGAGGCCCGCACCGCCGCGTGGGTGGGGTTGCCGAGCTCGTCGACGGAAAGGCACGCGAGGCGGAGCGTCTGGAGCGCGATGTCACGCGTGCACGGCTCTCCGTCGATCTCCGCCCGGAGCGCCGCGTCGATCGCCCGCTTGGCGTGGTTGGGCGGCCGACCGGGCTTGGCCCGCCCGATGCCCTTCTCTCCCGCCAACTTCGCCCGCTTCTCGCCCTTCTTGAAGCTGCCCGCGTTGGCGGGACGCATGGGCGCCTTCTTCTTCCGTGGCATGGTTCTCGATCCGCCAGGTCGGCCCCGTCGCTCCGCCGACCGACTCGAACCCCCGCGCACGCCGACCCTCAGCGTGCACTCGGGGCGCGACGGGTCAGGCCTCCGTCCAACACCCCGTCGCGCACGACGCGGCGTTGCCGGTCTCGTCGCTCGGGACGGTGCAGGACAGCTCAACCTCGATGTCCGAGTAGCCGGCCGCGTTGATGGCCGCGACCGCCGACCCGTCCGCGATGTCCGACAGCACGATCACGCCACCCGACGTCTTGTCCGCGCCCGCGGCGATCGTGATGGCGTCGACCCAATTCAGGAGCGTCGCCGCCGCCTGGTTGTTGCTGGCGGGGGCGTTGCGGCACAGGAGCGAGTAGACCCCGCCCCCAGGATGCGCCGACGTCGCGCCCGCGAGCAGCTTCATCCGGCAGAGGAAATCCCTCTGGTACTGCGGGTTCCGGTCGTTGCCGAGGTTGCCCGCGTAGTCCTTGCCGGTCCGGGGCTTGTGCTCCTTCCACCCACGCACGAGGGCCTGGGCCCACTTCCCGTCGACGGCCGAGGCGTGCCCGAGCGCGAACTTGAGGAGCAGCGTCGGGGCGCCGTTGGTCCGGACCATGAAGCGGGCGCCGGAAGTCGAGATGAGACCGTTGGTGTCGGCCGTCTGCGTCGGCTTGGTCTCGGTGGGCGTGACCGTCGCGTCCGCCGTCAGGGCGTTCGTGTTCGTGACGATCTGCTCGATGGTCGCGAGATTCGACCAGGGCGGGCTCGTGACGACGAGTGCGGTTCCGCCGCGTGTTTGGTAAAGACCCATCGGCACAGCCCCTTTGCGGGCGTGCTCCGGACCTGCCCCAAGATTAGGCGGGCACGTACGCCGCCATGTCGCTCGAGGTCACACCCGGGTCGGACAGCCCACCCACCGCGACCGCCTTGGCCGGCGTCCCCTGCAACCAGTTCGCAATCTCGACTTCGGTGCGGGCGTCCGTGACGAGGATGCCGAACGTGCCGTTGCACTTCGCCGAGGAGAGGCACCAACCAGACCCCGTCCCGCTCTCGGTGTCGTTGCTCGAGTCCATGAGCTGCGACGTCGTCCACCAGTCGACGGTGTCGTCCCCGTGCTCCCAGCCCGTCCCGAGGCGTGGGCGCGGCTCCAGACCGATGCCGACGCACTGGATCTCGTTCTTGGCGATCTCGATGACCTCGCCGAACCGGCTGTGCTGGTTGGTCGACCCCGAGACATACCGGCCCGACGCAAGGCGGCGGGAGATGGTCGCGGCGCGGGTAGCGCGCCGAGGCGCCTCCCGCTCCGGCCATGCCCGGTCGAACATGCCGGCGGACTGTTTGCTGGCGCTGGCACCGAACACGCCCAGCGTGTCGATGATCAGGCGGCGGTGCGCCTGGGGGATGGCGAGCATGAACTCGAGGGATTGCCTGACGCGGGCCCGGAACGCGGCGGGGCTCAGGCGGTGCCACTTGTCGTACTCGGTGCCGTGGATGGTGCCCACGTACATCGCGGGGTACTGCCCGCACGCCGCAAAGAACGCGTCCATCGCCTCCTTGAACGCGTCCAGGTCGTACACCAGGGGGAACTCACGCTCTTGGCGGCGCATGAGCGGGGCGTCGAGCTGCAGGTCCCCGGTCTCGGCGCGGTTGCGCCCGAACGGCAGGTGGATGATGCACTTGGCCTCGTCGTCGTCGTTGAAGGCCGAGAAGCGGGGGATCATCACGTTGTCGGAAAAGCTCTCCCAGCCGTTGCTGCGGAGCTCGTTCGGGAGGCCTGCGACGGTGTAGGAGCCCGCTCCGCACGCCCACCACATGTATCGCGGAGCCGTCGCCATCTCGCCTCTCCAAACGGGGAGGCGTGCTCCGGACCTGGGGTAAGAATACACCGATGGACGCCAACCGGAAGCTAGACGCGCTCGACGCGCTCCGCGCCGCTCACTCCCTGGGCACTACGCCCCCTCGCACCATGCTCACGGAGCTCGCGGACCGTTGGGCACGCAAGGCCCTCGCCGGCCCCGACGTCCTCCACGTCGGCGTCTTCTGGACCGGGACCACCACCGGCGAGCGCTGGCCCGCCGTGGCCTACCTGCTGACGCTCGAGGGCGTCTCTCGCCTACTCCTGGCCTGGGTCACGGTTGGTGGCGTCTGGAAGACCCGAACCCTAAAAGCCGAGTCCGCCTGGCCATCGGAGCACGCCGCTCTACCTCGGGAAGTACAAGGCCGGAGGTGATGGCGAAGACGACCAGCACCGCGCGGCGGTCGGTCCCCAGCTTGCGGTGGATGCACCGGACCTGAGAGCGGACGGTTTCGATCGAGCGGCAGTACCGCCGGGCTATCTCGCCGTTGGTGAAGCCCTGGCCGATGCCTTTGAGGATCGTCCGCTCGCGGGCGGTGAGGTCGTCAAGCCTTGCCGCGTGCGGAACCGCGAGCACCTCTCGGGGCGACATGCGTGCTCCTGGCGGTGGGCTTGGTGGGATACGTCGTCGGCGCCGTCGCCTCGGTCTTCGCGACGCCCTGGGCCTTGAGGATGTCGTAGTACTGCTCCCCGGTCTGCGTCAGGGCGTAGCGGTTGGCGTCGGTGCCCTTGGGCTGCTCGACGGCGCCCCAGCGCAAGCGGAGCTGGTCGAAGGCGTGGAAGACGGACCAGCCAGCCTGCTGGGCCTTGTCGATGAGGACGTGGAAGCCGGTGTACCCCTCTTCGTCGGCAAGTTCACCGGATCCGAGCCACAGGATGATCTGTCGCTCTTGGGGCGTCATGTCGTTGGGGAGCTTCTTGATTCGTGCCATGCCTGGGGACCCCTCAGGTTGTGTGCGGGGAGTTTAGCCGTACTTCATCTGGGGTTCATTCGGGCGCAACGCGTTTTGCCACCTCCGGGAACTCGCGAACGCGGAGGTCTTCGGGCCACTCCTCCATCGTGCCGCCCTTGGTGTCGTCGAGAATCACCCGCTGCTCGGGTCCGCCGTACGGGCATGGCTGGCCGTGGATGCAAGGATCGCAATCTCCGCAGTGGCGTACGACGGGCCGCGCCCCGAGCTGCTTCACGAAGCACGCGGTATCCGCGGCCCTGCACTGGCTCACGATGGAGCGGATCCACGCGACGTCGCAGGGGCGGGCACCGGGGCCCGACTCGCCGCCGACGATGACCCAATCGATTCCGTTCAGCTTGTCGATGCCCGCCCGCTTCGCAATCTCGGACACGCGACAATCGAGGACGTTCTGGATGCCGGGCACGCCGAAGTTAACTCGGGTCAGATCCACCGCCCCCATCAGCGGCTCGCAGCTCAGGAACCGCACCGACGCGGGGCATTTGAGCAGGTGCGGGATCCGCTCGTCGGCTTCTTTCTGCCGCTCCACGCTCGTGCCGAGCCAGACGTTGGGGAGGGGCACCCGCCATTTCGACCTTGCTTCGTGCTGTTTATCTCTCGGAGCCGCGTCTGCCCATTGGGCGACCTTGAGCGAGCCCGCGTTCAGATACTCCGCCATCCGCTCCGGCCGCTTCGTGAGCAGCAAGAAGTCGACGTCGGGCCGCAGCGCCATCACCGCGAACTGACGATCGAGCCATTCGTCCGTGACCCACTCCCCGAACGGGTCCGTCATGTCGCCGAAGAAGATCGCGGGCCGCTCGCGCCCGCGCTTGAACGGCCCTTTCGCCTTGAACTTCAGCGCGTGCCGCAGGGCCTTCTCGTCCAAGAACCATCGCACAGCCTTCGCGTTCTGCGCGGAGTAGTCGAGACTGTGGAAGCGGTTGGTGATCGCCGCGGCGTAGCAGTTGCGGCAGCCCTCGGAGACGGGCACGCACATGTTCAAGGGCTTGCCGGTCTCGGGGTGCATAGCGCGGACGATGCCGCCGACGGCGTAGTCGCACCACTCGATATCGGTGCGGTGGACGCCGGCGCCACCGAAGCCTTTGGGAAGGGGGAGCTGCGCGAGATGGTACTTGCGCGGTCTGACGATGCTGCTGTTTGTGCTCATGCCAAGCCCTCCGGAAACAGGATGTCGGTCGGTTCGACGGTGCCGGCGCGGCGGCGGATGAGCCCGAGCGTGCCCAGCGGCCCGATCGAGTTCGAGAAGTGCCCGCCCGTGTGATCGATGCCGACAGCGGTCCCGATCGCCTCCGAGGTCGTCGGGTGGTTGCCGGTCTCCACGAGGTAATCGAAGATCCGCGCGGCCGCCCCGCTCTTGCGGTCCACGCACTCGCGGAGGGCGGCGTGGTAGTCGGCCAGGCTGGACCACTCGGGGGTGTTCGCGGCTGCCCGCCCGGAGTCGGTGAGGGAGAGCGTGCCGCCACCACGGATGATCAGCCCGCCCGTCGAGAGCGGCCCGACCGTGTTGGAGAAGTGGCCGCCGGTGGGGTCGATGCCCGCGAGGAGGCCGACGGCGAGGACTTTGGGCTCGGCGTGGCCGATCGCGTGGAGGAACGCCGCGGCGTCGAGGACGCGCTGTTGGGTGCGGGTGACTTGTCCGCCTTCTCCCCGCACGGCAGGCACAGACGGCGGACGAGTTGGCCGCGTTGGAGCGGAGGGCTCGACGTACGTGTTCTTGACGCTCTCAAGGGTGTGCCGGACTACACCGCGCAGAAACGCTTCGTGCTCCTTGAACTTCGCGGCCACGTCGATTCCGTCGTCGCGGATCTTGTTCGCGAGTCCGGCGATGATGGACGCAAGCCCGTTCGTCGCGTCGATTTTCGCGCGCCGCTCGATCGCCGCGACGTCGACGGGGGCGGGCGGGGGCGCGGCCGGCGCGGGCTTCCGCCTCTCGGCCGCGAGCTCCGCCTTCAGCGCCTTGATCCGCTCCCTCGCCTTCTCGATCGTGTGCACGTCGTCCGGGTTGGTCTCCTTGCCGATCGCCTCGAGGGCGGGCAGCTTCGCCAGGATCGACTTGCTCGGGGCGGCGACGGCGCCGCGGCTCCCGCGCGGGGGCGGCTTGGTCTCGGCCTTCTGGAGCTGCGCGAGGCGGTACTCGCTCGTAGCGCCGAACGCGGGGCCCAGAACGTGGAACTGCCCGGTCTTGAGCCGGGCGAGTAGGGGTGCGTCCTTGCGGGGCATCCCCATCTCGTCGCCGGCTCGCTTGTAGTCGAGGTCCAGGTTCGCACGCCCGATGAGCTTGTTGGTCGCCTCCGCGGCGGCGGTCTTGCTCAGAATGCTCACGCGCTGGGTGGCGAGGATCCCGCAATACCCCCGCTTCCGGCCCGCGCTCATCAGGATCTCGATTGCCTCCGAGCACTCGGCCTCGCCGTGCCCCTTCTCCGGGCAGAAGACGTGAGCCTCGTCGATGACGACAAGGACGGGGTGCCAGAGCTCGCGCGGGGCCGCGTTCATGTTTTCGACGAACGCCCGCACGTACGTCTTCTGCTGGGCCGGAGCGATGCCCAAGAGGTCGACCACGCACGAGACTCCCGAGCGGAGTAGCTCGATCGCCAGGGCGCCGGCGTTCCGCGGGTTGGGCGCGATCGCGCCTTCTTCGCCCACAACGAGCATGTCGGCCTTCGCGGCAAGGGTGTGGAGCTCGCCCTCGCGGTCGATGATGATGGTCTGGACGTGCCCGGCCGCGGCCTCGGCGATGAGGCGGATTGCGTTGGACTTGCCGCCGCCGCTGCTGGCCTGGATGAGGAGGCGGGTCTCGACGAGGGTGTCGATCTTCACCGCGAGGGGGGTTCCGTTGTCGTATTCGCCGATCTTCAAGACTTCGCTCCTGCCTTTTTCTTCGCCTTCGCCACCGCGCGAGCACACACGATCCCGCCGACGGTCGCCATGAAGTGGCGCTCCTTTCGGCACGCCGCACGGATGGCGCGGCGAATGGCGGCGGCGAGGCATCGGGCCTCTTCGACGTCCTCGGCGTGCGTGACGGCGGCCTTCATGGCTTGGAAACTCGCGTGTCCGCCCATGTGGTTACAGGCGATCCGCTCCGCTGCATCTGGTTTCTTGCTCACGCTGTCGCTCCTGCGAAGAGGGCCGGCGCCGTCGGGGCCGGGCTCGCTCGAATCACGATCCGCACCCCCGGCGCACAGCCGCGGTGCACGAACCACTTCCGGATCTGCAACTCGTACACCTCCGCGTCGTCGCGCCAGATCCCGCCGAGCTCGTCGTTGCCGGTCAGGATCGCGTCGGCCTTGGTCAGCGCGTCGAGCACCGGCTTTGCGAGGTTGTCCGCGTCCCCGAAGTAGCGGGAGCGGCACGGGAGCCGCGTGTCGGCGTGCTTGGCCTTCTCGAACTCCTGGGTGCGGGGCACAAAGAAATCGAGCTCGACCGGCCCGAAGTCGGCGATGATGCCGGACGGGATGATCTCGCGCGCCGCCTTCGCGATCGCGTGCTTCCAGGGCTTGAGGCGGTCCGAGCAGTAGACGGGCTTCCCGTCGGGACCCTTGCCGACGACGTACTTCACGGCCGGCGTGTAGATGTGAATACGGGCGGCGCGACCGCGGCCGATGAGCTGGCCTTGGGGGCGCGGCTCGCCAGGCACTTCGATGCGGATGTCTGTGGTGAGCATGAAAACTCCCCGCCGACGTTCCCGCCGGCGGAGCTGTGATTTACTCGACGCCGGCGCCAGCGGGCTCCGCGTTCGCGGGCTCGCCGATCGGCTTCTCCTTGGCCCACTTCTTCAGCAGCGCCTTCGCCGCCTTCTCGATCGCCATCGCGCCGACGCTGCCGATGCCGTCGTAGTTCGTGAAGTCGTCGTTCGGATCGTCGATGATCGCGTAGACGTGCTTCATCTTCTTGACCTTGTGCTTCGTGAGAACGTCGGCGATGCGCGGGTCGAGGTTCATCTCCCCGACGTCGAGACGCAACAGGTCCTCGTCGTACTGCTCGCGGTTGTCCTGTGTGGCCTTGGACTTCTCCGCTTCTTTCAGCCACTTGAACAGTTCACCCGTCGTCCGCACCGGCCCGGGGACCTCCGCGTCGTCGTCGAAGAGCTTGGGGCTGTTCGCGTCGACGATGGCGGTGTCGATCTTGTCCTCGAGGGACTTGATTCGGGCGCGGCTCGCCTCGATGAACAGCACGACCTCGCCCAGGTCGCGGAGGTGCTTCTCGCGTTCGGCGGCGGGGCATCCAGCGAGCGCGGTCTTGAGCTCCTTGCGGTCTTTCACAAGGGTCGCCTCGCGTTCGATCTCGAGGCCCTTGTCCTCGCGGAGTGCGGTGATGAGCTTCCAAACTTTGGGGGGGCATCCGTTCTCGGCCATGTCAGCCTCCTGCATCGATCGCCCCGACCGCAGCGCCCGACGCGGGCGGAGCGGGGTGGGGGTTGGTCGTTGGTTTCTCGTTCGCGG